TTTTTCAGCCAGGTGATGCTGACGAATGGATGCCATGCCCTGTGCCACACTCCAAACACACCTACGCACTACGGGTACGCGGACCAAGCATGGAGCCAAAGTTTCATGAGGGTGAAATTGTAGTGATAGACCCAGAGGCCGCAGCACTTTCTGGCCGGTATGTAGTGGCAAAAAAGACAGGATCACAGGAAGTCACGCTAAAGCAGCTGATCATGGATGGCAGTGAAACATATCTAAAAGCAGCCAACCCAAATTGGCCAGATCAGATCATCCGGATTACTGAAGAATGGATAATATGCGGCGTGGTAATATGCAAAATTGAAGTGTTTTAACTTAGCCACCCGCAAAAAAAACGGAGACAAATTATGGCACTGGCAGCATGCAGGGAATGCAAAAAAGAAGTATCAAGCGAAGCAAAAATATGCCCCCATTGCGGCATATCCACACCGGTTAAGCCGAAGCCATCCGCTGCAGCTTGGCTAGTTACACTGGGTATTATTGTTGCAGTTTTTGCTTTTGTTTTTGATGGAAACAAAAGCACAGATGCGCCAAAGCCTGCAGAGCCGCCAGCTAAAACAGCCGCACAAATACAAACAGAAACAGAAAACTGCAAAAAAGATTTACAGTGCTGGTTTGAAAAAACCATGCCAGAAGCAAGTTACCCCTGCCAAAAATCTATAGAAAAACGCGCAAAACACAGCCTAAAGTGGACAGACGGAACTTTTGAAACAAAATTCAGCCGGATGAGCTGGAAAGACAAAGATAAAGGAATAATTAATATTATCGGCGATAAAGTAGAATTTCAGAATGGATTTGGGGCATGGACAAATATGATTTATGCATGCACTTATGATCCAAATACCCAGCAGGTAGTCGACGTATTAATCGACGAAGGCAGACTGTAGCCAATACAGCCCAGCCCAGCTGCTGGGCTTTTTTATATCTATTTGTTAAAGCTTGCTTTACTTTGTTATAAAAGCTTGCTTTAATCTGCCCATCCTAACCGGAGGGCATCACATGGCAACCATCCACCCGCACCCTACTTTGCTGCAGTCCCCTAGCCATATTTCCGCATTCCAGCAGCGCCATGGCCTGCTGATCGTGCTTGGCTATCGCGGACCGCAAGTAATCCCCGCCCTGCACTTTCGCCAACCAGCACGCATCGTTGCGCCAGCCAACCATATCGGTGGAGACGCCGCATGAACCCCGCATGGCCGGTTCGCATCACAGAGGCCGCCTACATTTTGGGTGTTGGCCCCAAATGTCTGATGCGCGAATTGCGCGCTAAAAACATCCTGAATGCAGAAAACTTTCCAGCACAGGAATACATCGATGCCGGCCAGTTAAGCGCCGTGCTGCACCCATACCCGATGGGACATACCGGCATCACAAAATTTTATCCATCGCCCACGGTCACCATCAAAGGCTGGCCGCTACTCGAAACCATCGCGCGAGATATTCGTCATGGCAACAAACCAAAAGTGGCCACGCCAGTATGCAGCGGAGATAGCAGCACTTCCCACAGCATCACAGCGGAAGAGCGCCATGAACGCTGTGCCGGAATCTTGCAGATGTTTGACGATGACGCACGTCCGTCTGATGTTCGAGCTGCGTAAAGCCAAAGAAAAAGGATTAATCAAATGACAATTTTTGCAGCAATTTTAATTTATGCACTGGCCGGTTTAATCACCGCCGCTGCCAATATTTATATGCAGCTTTTCGTGGCAGATAACTGGCCACCCAGCAACTGGAAACACCTGCAATGGGATGCCATCGGCATGATCGTAACGGTCTGCTTGTGCGGCTGGCCGGTTGTATTAGTGCTAATGGCGCTGGATACCAGCTACCAAAAATATCTGCAAAAACGCACCGCAAAAATTACACAAAAGCAGGTAGCGGAATGATCACTATTACCGGAATGGATACGCCAGAAGGCAGAGCTGCTGAATCAGCATACCGCGCAGCAAATCGTGTCGCGTGTTGCATGACGTGCGATGCAATCGGCAAAGCATTTACAACATGCAAATGCGGCAGTTTTCTCATGCCCGTATGCAAGCCACTACCAATCACTTTGCCTACATGGTGTTGATAGCAGCACAACAATTTACCCACCACCACAAAAGAGGAAATACCCATGAAGACTAGACCATTTGTCGACACGCTTCGCGATGTCGAATTCGGCGGCTTACTGGATGAACTGAGCGAAGTGCAGCGTGAAGTTGTTGCTGCTGTTTCAGACACCCGCAAAGCCGGAAAAATCATCATCGAACTGGAATACAAATCAGAAGGTGATGGCCAGTTGGCTATTAAATCCAACATCAAGAAAAAAGTGCCTACATACCCACGCGGCACAAGCATCTTTTTCATTACACCAGAGCGCAATCTCCAGCGCCAAGACCCACGCCAGCAATCACTTGAATTGCGCAGTGTGGATACCCCAGCCGCACCAGCCTTGAAGGATGTTAGCAATGCATAATTCACAAGCAACCGTACCATCAGACCACATCGCAAATCTGGCTGTAGCTGGCGTTGAAACGCGCACTATCGAAAACGTGCCGCACATCATTGTGCCACCCGGTCACAACGTGCAATCGTTTGAAAAACTGCTACCGAAACCCCTGCGCCTGCAAGAGCGTTTGCAGATTCAGAATGTAGTAAGTTTTATTGATTATTTTCAGCTGTTTTCCAACGATGCGACGATCATCTTTGCCGATGAAAATGCCGAGACCATTACAGCTGTATTTGATTATCACCAGCCAAATAATCCGTCACATTGCGAACACAAAGCCACGTTAAAACTTGTGAATTCTGATGAGTGGAAAGCATGGCTTGGCAATAATACAAAACAGCTTTCACAACGTCAGATGGCCGAATTTATCGAGGATAACATCAAAGATGTTGTGAACCCCGATGGTGCTACTTTGCTGGAAGTTGCAAAAACGCTGCAAGCAACCAAAAAACTGTCTTTCCGTTCATCGCAAGAATTGCAGAACGGTCAGGTGCAGCTCACCTATAACGAAGAAATTGAAGGACAAGCAGGCCCCAGCGGCCAATTGCAAATCCCGAAAGAAATCGTTATCGGCTTGCGCGTCCACAAAGGCCAAGAAGCTTATTCAGTCACCGCCCGTTTGCGTTACCGCATTGCTGAAAATGGCGCACTTTCTTTCAGTTACCACATCAACAACGTGGAAAAAATTCTGGAAGACGCGTTTGCAACAGTATTGCAGCAAGTAAAAGCAAACTGCAAAGCCACTGGTTACATTTTGGCTTAACAGCGATGGATTACCCGTGATCTGCGCAATCAGATCACGGGCTACTTTGAGGCGTGCAGCATGACAAAAAAACTCAACTGGCGGCCATCAACACAAAAGCCAGAAACGGATGAGCTCATTAAAGCAACCATCGCCGTTGAAGGCACATGCGGCTGGTTTTTATACAGCGGCTACATCTGGCGCCCCAATATCGGCTGGCGACATGAGCGCACATCTACACCGCCACGTGAAACAAATTTTATGTGGATTCCAGAAAGTGAAATTACAGAAACCATCCAACCACCAGAACGGAGAAACACCATGGACACCATCACCGCATTATCACTACCAGCCATCGGCGCACCACTGCTAGGCGGTTTTTATGCCGGCCTGTTTGACTTAGACAATGAAATACACGCGTTGATTGTGTCACCCAAAGCACAAGGCCAGTTTGCCGGTGTTGAATGGGGCGAATATGGCCAATCGATTGATGCCACCAGCTGCTTTGATGGCCACGCAAATACCCACGCCATGGCGGCCACTGGAAACAAAACTGCCGCTAGTATTCTGGCACTCAGTATTGCAGGCAATGATGAAGGTCTCTGGTATATCCCCAGCCGTGATGAATTGGAAATTTGCTACCGCAATCTAAAACCAACCTCACAAAAAAATTATTGCAGTTATCGCGATGGCGACAACCCCAGCAGCGCACCGGTCGGCTACCCGTACACAGCAGAAAACCCAGCACAAACCAGCGCAGAGCTTTTTCAGGCCGATGGCGCAGAAGCGTTTGATACAGCCTGGTACTGGAGCAGCACGCAGTATTCAGCCATCAACGCATACGTGCAGCACTTCGATGCTGGCAGCCAGGACGGCACCCGCAAGGGCAATGGCTGCCGTGTTCGAGCAGTCCGCAGAGTATCAGTCCTTTAGTAATTCAACCATTTAGCACCGCAGGGCGCGCAGCGCCCTTTCGCGCAATTTTTTTGGAGATCACCATGCAATCAGAAAGCGTAAAAATTACAGTTAGCAGCACTGGAATATCAATTGAAACCCCACAAAAAATAACTTTTCAATGCGGCTTAGTGCAAGTACCAGCAGCTAATACCGCACCAGCAATAGGTATACCAGCCATTGGCAAAGAATGGCCAGATCAGGGTGGAATTTTTGCTGGAATCATGCGCGGCGAAAATGGAAATCCAGATTATTACCTGATAGTCGCAACAAGCCCAATTGCCAAAACAAAATTAAGCTGGGGCGGTTACGGCGAAGAAACAGCCAACGCCAACTATGCGTTTGATGGATTAGCCAATACCAAAGCATTAGCGGATGGCAAACATCCTGCAGCCGACTGGGCTGCCAGTTTAAATATCAATGGCATCAATGATTACTACCTGCCCGCGCGCCGCGAATTATCGCTGTGCTACGCCAACGTACCGGAGCTGTTTGAGAAAGAATGGCATTGGAGCAGCACGCAGTATTCAGCCGGCGGCGCATACGTGCAGGGCTTCATTGGTGGCAGCCAGATCAGCTACCGCAAGGGCGGTGGCTACCGTGTTCGAGCAGTCCGCAGATTATTAATCATTCAGTAATTTAACCATTTAACCGTAGGGCGCGCCGCGCCCTTTCGCGAGTTTTTTCAGCATGGCTTTACACCACGAATTGCCGATTTATAGAGACGCTAGGGGCTTATACAGCCACGCAATAAAAATCACGCGAAATTTTCCGCGCGATGTTAAGCGTCAACTTGGTAGCACGGTACTCAATGAGTGCATGGAAGTGATGGTATTAATTTTCAGAGCTAACGTCGCACAAAATAAAGTGCCGCATATTGAACAAATGCAGGAACGCTTATTGGTAGCTGAAGAATTATTTCGCACATCGAGAGATGAGCGATTTATCACACTAAAACAGTATTCCGATGCAATTGAACTTACCCAGAGTATAGGAAGGCAATCCGGTGGTTGGAAGAAACAAAGTGCAACAGCGCCAGCTATATAGCCACCACGGTGGTTATATCAGTGCGTTTTTAAATCTGGTTGTGCCGCTAGCCACTAAACCGGCTACCGCCACGCGCGTAAAAGAAACCAGCAGCTTGTCTGCACAGGTCTTGCGCAGTTTGCCAGCTGGTTCACACCGGCAGGCCGATGTAGATAGCACAACAGGACGCAGTATTCAGCCAACAACGCATACGTGCAGAACTTCAATGATGGCAACCAGAACAACAACCACAAGGACAATGACTACCGTGTTCGAGCAGTCCGCAGATTTATTCACCCAGTACCATGCTGATTTTTTATTATCCGATGTTGTGCAGGCATACATTGATTGTAGAAAAAGCAAACGCAACAGCACCACCGCACTCGCTTTTGAAATCAATCAAGCACGCGGCCTCACCCAGCTTCACCGGGATCTGGTAGAAGGCACTTATCGGCCAGAGCCTTCTATCTGTTTTGTGATCACACACCCCAAACCGCGCGAAGTATGGGCAGCAGCATTCAGAGATCGTATTGTTCACCACTTGCTGTACAACCACATTGCACCACGCATCCACACCACGTTCATTGCAGACAGCTGCGCATGCATACCAGGACGCGGCACGCTATACGCTGCAGAACGCCTTGAATCAAAAATACGCAGCATCACGCAGAACTGGTCAAAAAAAGCCCATTACCTGAAATGCGATATTGCTAACTTTTTTGTCAGCATCAATAAAAAAATTCTCGGAAAATTGCTGAGAAAGCGCATACAGGAACCACAGTGGCTAGCACTGGCAGAGCAGATCCTGTACCACGATCCGCGCAAAGACGTAAACATGCGCTGCCACCCTGCACTGCTAGAGCGCGTACCACCACACAAGCGCCTCACCAACCAGACAGCAGATTACGGCCTGCCAATTGGCAATCTCAGCAGCCAATTTTTCGCCAATATCTACATGGATCAGCTTGATCAATTTATTAAACATGAATTGCGCTGCAGGCACTATGTGCGCTACGTCGATGATTTTATTTTGCTGCATGAATCACCGCAGCAATTAAACGAATGGCTAGCGCAAATCATGGCGTTTCTGCCAGCGCAGCTGGATATTCAATTAAACCCAACCAAAACAATCCTGCAGCCAATTGATCGCGGCGTGGACTTTGTTGGCCAAGTGATCCAGCCGTGGCGCAGAACCACCCGCCGCCACACAGTGAAACATGCCATCGCCCGCGTAATTGCCAGCGATAAAAGCCAGGTACAAAAAACAGCAAACAGTTATTACGGCCTGTTTCGCATGGCAACACACAGCCACATGGACAGAGTGAATTTAACGCATGCAGTTTTCACGCATGGAAAAGCAGTGAATCGGCAATTGACTAAGACATATAAACAACAACAGGAGCAAAGCAATGATAAAAGATAAGGTTGTATTTGTTGCTTGGTGCGTCACCTCTATTGTATTTGCTGAATTATTTGGATACAGCAAAGAAGCCGGATTATTCGGCGCAATTCTTGTTGGTGGATTGCACATTATTGATGTGGCCAACGCCAGAAAAACTGCCGACAAAATAAAGGAGGGATCATGCGAATCCTGACTGATGATGAAGTGGCCAACCTAACTGGCCACAAGACTACCGCCAAGCAAAGCCAGTGGCTGGAGCAGAACGGCATCCGGCACTTTGTGAATGCAAAAAACAAAGTGCGACTGACAGATACCGCCCTAGAAGTTGCACAACAAGGTATCCAACCGGCCAGCAATGCGCCAAACTTCGGGGCATTGCAACGCCCAACAGCAGCCTGATCACCACGAGGCACTTATGACGCGCCCCAGAACCATTAACACCGGCCTGCCCCCACGCGTTTATTTGAAAAATGGCGCGTATCGATATCAAGTACCCGCGCACTTAAAACAGCGCCTGGTTAAATCATGGATTTTGCTGGGCAAAACCACCGCAGAAATGTGGATCGCTTACAGCAAGCTACAAGCCGATCTGAATAATGATGGTGGCATGGCGTTGTTATTTGAACGCTATACCCGCGAAGTGATACCGAATAAAGCACCGCGCACACAGCTCGACAACAAGCGCGAAATGAAAAATTTGATGGCCGTGTTCGGCAAGATGGAACCAGAGCTGCTGACACAGGCCATGGCTTATGAGTATCTGGATATACGCGGGAAAACCTCACGCACGCAGGCAAACCATGAAATGGCATTGTTGCGCCATGTAATGACCTACGCTGTACGCTGGGGGAAATTGCGCTCAAACCCGCTACAAGGCATGCACAAGCTGCCAGTGGCGGTGCGCGACAGAACACCAACCACAGATGAGTTTCGCGCTGTACGCAGCCATGCGGACGCCATGACGGTGTTGTGGATGGATCTGAAGTGGCAAACAGGATTACGGCAGGGCGATATGCTCACCATAAAACTGGCTGATATGAAGCCGGAGGGCATCAAGGTGAAGCCCAACAAGAATGCCAAAAACGGCTTGATCATGTGGACAGATGATTTACGCGCAACCGTCGACGGGATACTGGCACTGAATAAAGCGCAAGGTATGACGTTGTTTTGCGATGCGAGGGGCAAGCCATACAAACAGCACACTATCCAAAACAGATTCAGGAAAGCGGTGATGGCAGCTATGGCGGCGGGGGATTTACAGGAATCGTTTTCAGAAAATGATCTGCGCTCATCGTTTGCCACAGAATCTGAGGCACTGGGACTGGATGCAACCAACCAATTACTGCACAAATCTGGCAATGCCAAAAAGCATTATGTGCATCGCAAAACTACCGAAGTTACACCCATGAAGCGCGTATAATATTGATCTTGCAGCACCAGCAAAAACAATGCCTTATAGCTGCAAAAACTCGGATTCATTTTATACACAATCTATAGAAACGCCTTATTTTGCTATGGTTTCCAGAGTTTTGGCATAGGTCTTGAAAACCGGCGAAGGTGAAAGCCTTCCGTGGGTTCAAATCCCACCTCCTCCGCCATATTTATCAATGAGTTATCCAACTTATTGCAAGCGCCAAAAACCATCAAAAAAGAGCCTCATATTATACAAAGTATAATATGATCTCGAAAATCAGACGTGCAAACCACCAAAAGCACGTACGCCTTCATACCAATAATCAGCACGAAACGGCGGCATGCCATCCTCGATACACCAGGTGCGCAGATCCAGATCGGCCTGCTGTCTGTCAGCAGTAGTCAGCACGCCTAGCGAAATCAGCTGATACAAAGCATCATGGCCAGCACTGCCACGCATAGAGCTCGCAGTATCGATTGTCGGCCCGCTGGGGCCATCCCACGCATAACCCTTGCGCAATACCAGTGTGCCGTCATCACGCAGCTCTATGTACTCTGTGCGGCAATACACGCCACGAATACTGCAACGCAACACCAGCTCTGCTGTGAGGCGGTATTTGTACTTGGCTAGGCTTTCAAACTGCAGGTGGCTGCCCATTACCACCATCCTCACTATCGCGCTCGATCTTTCGGCCAGCCCAATAGCTCGCACCAGCCAGCGCACACAACGGCCCACCAACTGCCAGTAACTCAGCGCCAATATCACCACCATGTGCATGCACCCACCACGCTTTTGCCAATAACAACGCACCAGCACCCACAGAAAGCGATGTGCCGGCCATCAACAACACAACACGCTTGCTGGATGGTTTTCCAGTTACTGAATTTTCAGCAAACGCGCCAAGCCACAACAGAAAATTCTTCACGCAGTAACTCCCAGCACCTGCAAAGCGCGTTCTGTTAGCTGTTTGCGTTCGGGATACCCGTTTGCATCACCTACACGCTGCGTGATGCGTCCGCGATTAATACGATCTGAAACATGGTCGACGTTGCCGGTATCTGCAATTTCATTCAGCCCATTCGCATGCCACCAATATGCAGCACTCAATGCTGCAATATCGGGCCGCTCTAACATTTCTGGCTGAGCTTCTAACGGCAAACCCAACGCAGCACCCACATCCCGGTAATTGGCGCGGCCAGTGATCTGTATCAGTCCACGGCCACGGAATCGATACCCGTCACCCTGTTGCGTATTACCAAGATCCAATCGCCCCTCATAACGCATTTGTGCTGGCGTTGGCCCCCACATTTCACGCGTGAAAACAAACCGGCCAGACTCATGCGCTAATTGAGCAATAAAATGCGCAACGCGCTGTGGTGTATTTATTTCATACCGCAACATTGCCGACAGCAAATGTGGAATCCATTTTGCACAACGGCCCAATAACAGCGCGGCTGCAATTTGTGGATACCGGATAATGGCAGCCAGTTGCTCAGCAGTGATATTCATTACGGCAACACACCAATAACAATGAACGTCATGTCGACAGGGTCTGCAACCCCGCCACCAGCAGAGCCTTCACACTTGACAATAAACCCAGTGGCATCCTGCGCGAGAACACTAACAAGCCGTATATTTGCTTGGACCGGCGTAATAGACCCACCAAAGCTACCCACTGATGTAGGAGCATCAGATGCAGTGGTAAGCCCCAAAACAGCATAAGCACCACTAGCCATATCATCCGCACTACCAGTGGTTGAAAAGAGCACTCGATAAAAACCACTTCCTTTGCGCTCAGCTCGCGCAGCACCACCCAGATTGATGATTGGTGTAACCGCTCCATCCGATCCAGCACCAGGAATCTTGATCACTTTTTTAATTGCCATAGGGCTGTATTTAAATCTGCCCGGCGTCACGGCTTTATCGATAACCGAACCAGCAACCTGCTCTGCAACAGATGCAACCGGAAACGAAATGGCAGCGATAGCATTTTTCAGCAAATTAAGGTCTGCAGGATCCGGCGTTAAGCCAGCCTCAACGATTACGCGCTGCAAACTTTCACCTATCATGTGAAACCAATATGCGCCGGGCTCTGTAGGAGGTAGCGCCGCTAACGGATCGCCGTCTGTTGGGTAGCCATCAGCCCAACCAGACGGCAAAGATGGCGCAGAACCAGCAACGTGTGCAGCAAAACCTTGTTTCATAAATTACTCCAATAAATATCAGTTAAAAATAAATTACAAAGACGCAGCAGCAGACCAAAGCGTATTTACTTGCTCATTACTCCAACCAAGCGCCGCAATCATCTGCAACAAAACAGGATGATGCCGTTCAAAAATTTGCGTGTTTTTCCACCAGATTTGTGCGGATTCACCAGCGGCATCTACGGCAGCTTCAACAGCAGCCAGCAACCCAGCGCCACCCAATGCCAGCCTGATTTGTACGGCAGTCAGCGTTGGAAAATGCGGCGCTTGCGGCACGACAGGAATCTCATCGCCTTTTTGATAAACATCCCATCCGTCGCCATTCACAAAAACATGCTGCCGATCACGAATATGCTCAATTTCTAAAAAATTTTTAACGTGAATCATGCAAACCTCACAACACAATTAATTTCATGTAGCCACTTTTTAGCGTGACTGTTACACCAGCAGAAGCGTGCTCGATGGTGACAGTCACTATTTGCCCCGCAGCTGTAACATCACTAATTGCAACATCAGAAGTGACAACAGCGGCATCGATAGCTCCATTATCCAGTGATGGAGAAACACAACAGGCATCATTGGCCGTGAACTTAATATCGCTTCGCACTTCTGGCGAACGCGATGCAGCTAACAAATCAACTGTTTGAATAACAGGATCAGTTAAATCACCAACCGGCCCCATGCGGACACGCATCGTGGCGGCAATCGCACCTGAAGATTTTGTAAATATATGAAAAAGAGCTAAAGAAGCTGGGGCAAAAGCCATGCCGGCACCAATAGAATACTGGGAAACTATTTGTTCGGCGGTTCCATCTTCAGTTGTGACGGGATATCCGCTTATCCCAATCAGCACTTCACCAGAAAGCGGCGCCCACAAATTCAGCGCAGAAATCGCCTTCCAATAACTTCCAACGAAAAGCGGGTGACTATTGCAAAACGCAATTGCGCCAGCATCCAGTGTGTCTGCTGCCGGAAAATCATCCCAAGCTTCATTTACGACAATTGGCGATATAAAAGCTTTCATTGCGCCAAGGCTTGTATGGCCAGAATCGCCGTCTTTTTCGATCTCGATAAGCGTTGAATCACTTAATGCTTCAACTATACCCGCGCCGATTTCCGATATTTTTTTAGCCATAACCGCCTCATTTTATATGCTTACATTTCAGCAAAATAATTATCAATAATTTCTTTGATTTCTAATCGCTCTGCGCCAGTAAACGAACCACCAACCCACCATGCCGCAGCTTTTGCGTCTGACTGATAAAGAGTTGAGCCACCAAGATTCCAAGCAAACATAAACAACTCATCATTTGGCAGCCCATTGCTTGCGTTTGTGGCGCCATTAGTTGTTACATCTACATCGTTCAAATACACGCCGGAACTTGAAGCGCCGTCCCTGTTTATAGAAACAAGGAAAGGCGCTACTGGAAGCGTATCTGTGTCATTTCTCGTTGTGCCGCCCGAGTTTATTTTTCCGCCGATCTGGTCGTAATCTGGCTTTATTTCAAGAACCGATTCGAAGCCGCCAACAGAAACACCTAGAAGCGCTGCGTGGTCATACAGAGAGCCATCATCTGTGACATATATGTTTAATGAACAATCGTTTTGCGTGTAATTTATGCCATCCACTGAAGGATTAAACCCAGTGGAAATATGTGATGTGCCACTCAAAGATCCACACGCGCCATCCGCAGCATTCCAGCTGGCAGAGCCAACTAGCGCGAGCGATTGAGTGGGATCTTTCCAATCCAGAAGAGCCTGCTGCTGAAGCGGCGCAGCTTTCATTATTCCGAAACGATCAAATCGATCCCAGAACCCGCTGGTTTTGAGTGCAATAATTGCATTATTAATAGCGATTTTAGTAGAGCGCAAAACCGGACCTGTCACAGCCGCAAAAAAAGCTTCGGCATCAGGATCACAAATTAGCGGCGCTATGGTAATGCGACTTTCTCCGCTACTTGTTACCCGAACATCACCATCCGTGGTTTCGCGCACCAAATAAACCAAGCCGGAATCTGAATAAATAAATTGCACAAGTGTATGTGCAGGCTTTGCGCGGTTTATTAAACATTCAAGAATTGGATTTCCCCAGCGCGCAAGCGGCGCATTAACACCACTGCGAACGGTTGATCGCTGAATAAATGTAAGCAGCGAAGTGACCTGCCAAACAAAGCGAATAGCAGAAGGGTAAAGTGGAAAATTAACTGCGCTGCGAACTGTGTATGGTTGCAACTCAGTGACCGTTATCGTGTAACCAAACAATGCGGCCAGCTCCACAAAAGATTGCGGCGTTGGTGGCCCAGCTCCCAGCACACGCGCAACCAACAATGCAATGCGGGTTCCCTCTTCAGGTGCCGCACCGCAGCACTCATCTGGCAAACCAAATGCACGCTCCCAATCTAGCAACAGCTCATCGGTTTCACGCGGATCTGATTCACGCACCAGATCAGTAAGCCGGTTATGTACTCGCGAAAACTCAACAGCTAAGCCCTGCAATACAGGATCAGCAGCCAGCATGGCTGGGCCAACTGGCCGCAGCGCATGCAACACTTCACTGTAATCATCCGCTGTGGCCAGCATCATGCCCATGTGATAACACCCAACGTGGCAATTTTGCCCGTGGCTTTCACAACATTTGCGGAGGGAACACTGAGCACGCTATCTGTTTCGCCAGCCGCCAATGAAATAGCTTCACGAATATGTGAAAGCAATAACGTGCCACCCGGCTCTGCTTCGCGCAGCAACAAATCTTCCAGCTCTGCAGTGATTGCAGCTTTTACTTCAGCAGTATTCGGCACGGCTGCAATTGTAAAATCCACTGTTTCTGCAACAGGAGCCGCAACAGTCACAGAGGCAGTTATGGGCCGCAGTGAATCTATATGCGCTTGCACCGCTGCTACTTCGCCAGAATCTGGAATTAAACCGGCATCGTTATCGCGCACAAAACGCACAACTACTGTACCCAAACCCATTTCTAACGGGTAACACCAAGCGCGGGTAACACCAGGTACTTCTAATGCCCACATCACATAATCATTTGCAGTGCCGGCTGCAGGCGGTTTACGCATGGCAGCCAAAATACGTGCGCGCCATGCGCTAGGCGTTTCAATATCAGCGCCACCAGAAAGCTCGCCCGCTGTAGCAGTGGTTTGCACACCATCCAAAGGCTGCACCAGAAGCACTTGCTGGCCCGCTACACGGTTCCCAGCGGCTCCAGCAACAACAGCCTCTACTTCCACAGCAGTGCTGCCACTTACGGCTGTAACGCTTGCTGTGGCCTGATATTCAACGCCATCCAATGCGCGCCATATCGCACCCTCAGGAATAACTGCACCAATACTGGTAGGCACTGTTATGGGGCCAACAGCAGATGCAGAATTTTTGCGTGGCACTTTCCAGAAAGTGGCATGGCGCGGCAATTCAGATTCATCACACGTATCTGCAAAAAGCTGCGCGGCCATGTAATCCACATAGCCATACATGGCGTGCATGGCTAATGCTTCTACTCGCGCATAAATTTCCGCATCCGAGCGACGCAAAATATCATCGGCATCAAATCTGGCCAGAATGTCATTACGTACCCGATCAGCCAGCGTTTGTAATGTCGGGCGATTAAGCATTGATAGCACTCCAAATATCAGCAAAACGCAGATCTGCCAAAACGCTGCGATCTGTCCTGTATAAAATTACTTTCATGGCAATGCCGTTGCGCCCAAATCGCTCTGCGGTGACGTCAATGGATGCACAAGCACCATCATCAATCAGCCACTGCAATGCTTCAGTGGCATATTCTTTGGCGCGCTGCATGGTGCGCTGGGTAACGTTTTCACGCGCCAGCAACCACAACCGTGAACCGAATTTGTCACCTACTACCGGGGCCAACGTATCGCCGCACCACCCCAGCCGCGATTCGCCAGGCTGCACATCATCTGGCTCTGCACGCCGCCACGTGAACAGCGAAAGAATCACAGCCCGGGCAAGCGAATCAGTGAGCGCACTGCCAATATCTACCGACACCCCGTTCACGGTGATGGCGTTGTCTGTTGTGAAAATCATGGCGTCATCTGCGGATAAGGTAGGGGAGCCCAACTAGGGTTTGTGTGGGCGTGCGCGTTATAGTCAGCGCGCATACCAGACATTGTCATGCCGCCGGAATCGCATAAATCTTTTATCTCACCAGTGCATTCCAGCGATGGCGTTTCTAATCTAACTTTTATTGTGCTTTTTAAAGTGATGGGAAAAGTTTTCCCTTCAACAACAATTCCCTCGCGCGTTAAATGCACGCATTGCTCAAGATCGTCATAAATTGCAACCTCACCTTGTTCGATCACCATGCGATAGCGGCGATCTGCCACGCAGATCACTACACCATGCGAGCGGTCACCATCCATGAATGCGGCCAGCACTTCACCGCCGTTATGCGGTGAACTGGTAACGCCGTACTGTTCAAAAAATTCCAGACTTTGTTTAGATTCGCCACCCAAAAGCTTCGCCTGAATGCGCTGCATTTTTCGCGCGCGATTCAGTGAGGTGAGCGTGCCGCGTGCCAGCATGTTTTCAACGCGGCGGCTTTGTGGGGCCATGGTTTTACGAACGTTACTGGACATGGTTAATCCTCAATGGATTCAATGTCAGCAAATCCATCATCACCATCACCACCTTTTTTCTTTTTGCTTTTCTTTTTCCCATCATCCAATGGGCGAACATAACCTTCACGCGGAGCAACCGTGAGCGAGCAAACAGTGCCGCCGTCATCCAGCTTGTATTCCAGTTCTACCACCAGCCAATCGGCATCAATGCCAATGATGGGATCTTGCACGCGGACCAATTCATTCGGCAGCCATAACTCACCAGAATCTTTTCGCCAACCTTGCACGGTGTACTGCGTGGAAAGCGCTTTTGCGCGCCTATAATCACGTTCATATTTCACGCGGTCTGCACAGGATGCAGAATCCGCTTGCCCGCTTTGCTTGATGATTAAGTTGCGCACATACGGCACGTTACTATCTGTAACATTTGCGCTGGCTTCATTCAGTGTTGGCAATAAATTTTCGTCTTCATCATCGTCCGTTTCTGTACTGGCACGCTGGCCTTTGCAGGTGTACGAACTAAAAACGTCTTTGTAATCCAGCGAAGCAGATCCGCTGAGAATGTTGCCGCCCTCACCCAATACAAGGCTGGCCCAACTGTGCTCAGTGCCGGCCTGCGTGATGAGTAATTCGCCACGCGCTGTATCAGTAGCCAGCAGTTGCCGCAACTGCAGCAATCTATCAATACTTTCAAATGCAGTTTCACCTTGCTGGATCTGGTGATCACTCACCACGCCGCCCGTGCTCACATTCGCTTTCACTTTCACGCCATAAACACTGGCCAATGCTTCTGCAATGCGCACAACCGATAAGCCATTCCATTGCCCCGGTTCATTGCTGGCAGAACAATCTACCAGCCTGCCCGTTTTGCTGCGGCCACTGATAGAAACATTGATGGAGCGCGCATCATAATTGATGGGCGTTGCATCAATATCACCGGTAAGAACCAAATCATTACCAATGTAAACTTCGCAATTATCAAACGGCGAAATGGCACGTTGCAGGTTTGGCGCGTTCGGCCAACTGCGCGTAATGTCCAGCGAAAAACTACGGCATGAACGCTCAATGCCTGCCTGAATTGAAACAGATTTCCACCCGCCATACTCGCGGCCATGCACCACAAGTGTGACGTTATTATTTGGCATGAT